TAGCCATTATATAATTCCTCCAATTTAATAATTAATTTTTGCTAAACTTTTCAACAAGACCACCATAAGCTTTTGGTTCATCTTCAATAATAGGATCAACTGCAATTTTTACAGTTTCATTTTTGTGAGTAGATTTACTAAATTTAGCTTTGTTCTTACCTACAAGAGCAAACAATTTTAATTCCAAATCTTCAATACTAAATTTTTGAGCATCAGTTTTAATAGAATCAATTTCTTCTTTACTCAATTCAGATTCAAATTTTGCGAAAAGAGCCTCTTCAGCAGATTTTCTTTCTGCTTCAATTTTCTTTTGTTTAAATTCTTTTAGTGAATCAAGTTCCGTTTCAACTTTGGAAAATTTCTCTTGTTCTGCTTTAATATCAGCTTCATACTTATCTGAAGCTTTCTTTTCAGCAACTTTTACCGCATAAGTAATGTCTTCAGCAGGAACTACAATTTCATCAATAGCTGTCCCATCATTGCCCTCAAAATCAACGAATTGTACCTTTTTACGTGCTTTTGTATTGAAATCAATAGCAATTGCATCACCAGTAACGGTATAAGCAAAACCATATAATTTACAATCATCTCCACGATCAATGGCGAATACTTCACTTGTTTCAGGATCATAATCAACATAACAATATCGTTTATATTGATATCCCCAGTCGTCACTAATCTTTTCTACTGAAAGAACATTTTGTAATTCAGTGGTAAATTGTTCTCCAGTTAGAGCAAACTCGTTAATATCTTTAGAAGATTTAATATTTTCTAGTTCAGTAGTTAATTCTTCTAAAGAAAACTCTTCAAGCTTTTTATTTTCTTTTTCGAATTCTTCTTGCGTTAATGAATACCTTTTTAGTAACTCAAGTTTTTCATTCAAAACTTTAGAACCTCCTTTATTAAAATTTTCTTGCTTATTTAGTGAGTAATGAAGTTCATCAAGCATTTGTGCAAATTGCTTCTTAAAATCATCTTTATTTAGTGAGTAAGCTGTAATATCTGCACTTTCAAAACATGGTTCAACTTCACCTTCACCATTTTTATCAACACCCAGAATACATAGAGCAGAAAATGTGAAATCTTTAATATTGAATGTTTTTATGCCATCAATTTCTTCAAACTCTCCATCATTGACTTCAACTTCCATACTCTGTCCATAAGGCTGATTTAATAAATCGCCAAGTTCATCTGGATATCTGCCTGTCCATAAATAAGCACCATCAATAACTAAATAATTATGTTTTGTACCATCATTTTCAGTTATTTCTTCCCATGAAATTCCAGCACTCTCTGGAACAACTCCATAAGGTTGAGTAGTTTGAATATATTTAATTCCTTGATCAGAAATCTCAAGCTTACCACCATGTCCACCAAAATTATCTTGTTGCTCCAGATATTCACCAATAATGGGAATATTATAGATAGAAGGAAGAGCATTACCTACAGATTCTTGACTAAAATATGTATTGTTCCTATTTAATCCAGTATATAGAACATTAATTTTAGCTTTACTAAATAGGGGATTAACCTTTTCAACATTTTCTACATTGATATCAAAGCGAATCGTTTTTTTCAAATCATTATCTCACCACCTTTAATGGACTATGTTTATTTAATTGTTTCTGATGTTCCCATCTTTTTCTTTTGTTTTTTGCCCAGATGGTGTCAAATTATTAGGATCTATTGCAGGTCTTCCACCTGAATCATTAGCAGATTGAGTATGACTAGATTGGAGTGGAATAAGTTTATCTTTTAAACCTAATACGTCATTTTCAAGATAAAGAGTATTTACAAATGAGGAAGGGGAATAACCATATGAGGCAGCAAGAGGGGAGACAGGAAGACCATATTGAGCAGCATCAAGATAGGATTTTTGAACATCAGAAGCATTATTATTTGTCATGTTTAAAAATCTACTTCTGAATTTAAAAGTTTTGCTAGTTTTTTTAATCTTTCTATTTAGCCATCGTTCAACCTGTCTTAAAAAAGCGTACATCATCTGTTCATCAACGCCAATTGAACTTGAAACACCTGTTGAAGTAGAACTGTCGTTACTAAATAGAAACTGACTAACACCAGCATCACTATAAAAATTCTTCTGAGTTTGTTCTGCTGCGGAATAAACAGTATTACCTGATCCGTTTTTCCTATCAAGATCAATAGTTTCAATATCCATGGGAGATAAAGCAACACCAACTTCATCGGGAAGCGATTGAAGAATTTGATTATAGAATTTGATTGCATCATCAAAGTTAAGCATTGGCTTATCTGGTTCTGTTGTGCTCATTGGAATCTTTAAACCTAATAATTTATAGTTAGACATTTTATAACTCAATTGTTCTCTTAGACGTGCATCATTTAAATCAAAAATAGATTCAATAACTTGAGCAAAAGGAGGAAAGTTATAATCTAAATCCTCGTTGAATTTAAAACAAACAGTATAATCAGAATTAAGTTCTTGCCAACGCATACCTGTTTTGTCATTCTTATATAGTTTATATTTTGTTTGAAACTCTTTTGGATACTTTTCAAGATATTTAGTATTACGATCAAAGAAAGAGAAGTCAAACGAAAAATTTCTAACGCCATCTTCAATACTTGATATAGCACATAATGTAGGATCAATTTTCATTATGTAATATGAATCATCAGTTCTTAATTCATATCCATAAAATATATCTTCACGCATGACAATACGCATAATTTTAACCATTTCATGCTTTAGGTTAATAGTGTCTAGCATATTTAATACATCTTGATATTGAGCCTTAAATGTTGTTGCTTTAACTTTTGTTGTATCTGCAATGCCATATGGCTCTACATAGTAATCAAATGTAAGCATGTTTGAAAAGTATAAGATAAGTTGACGAAAATGGGGAGAATTAATATAGAGAAAACGAGCTAAATTGCGTAAGTCTTTTTCATGTTTATATGGCTGATTTAAGAGATTAATAATCTGATCTTTAGAATATTTAGCAAAGATAACGCTATCTTTATCCCAGTTGTTAGCTTGATTATTCAAATCATTAACTAACATTTTTTGAAGCTTAGAGAATGAAATTAAAACTTTCGGTTCTTCTTTTTGTGGAGTAGAAGAAGATGATTCGGGAGAGTTTCCATTAGGCAAATAGTTTCACCTCCTTGAGTATTTAGATATGTTTGTATATTTGATTTTATATAATTTTAGGCTGTTTGAAACGGAAGAGTGAATCGATATTAAGAGGAATGTTTTTCTTATCAGTAATATTTTTACGTCTTAACTGTTTTAGATACCACGCAAGCATAGCAAATGTATAAGCTCTATCATCGTGCATTTTATTTTTCTTTTCTGGTGCTAAGTCGTAACTAATAGACCCATTCCCATTTTGTGTTCCATACATATTTACTAATTCTTCTTTAGCAAGATCAATTTGTATTAATGACATAATTTCGTCTTGTGTTAAAGAATATTCTTCCACTTCAGCTAATTTTTCAACTTTTCCTGTTTCTTCATTTTTCTTGCTTGTTTCTTTCATAATGGAAAGTTTTCCCTTCGAATCATATTCAGAGGGGAAAGTAATTAAATTTAATTTTGTCATTTCAATCAAAGCATCAAATAGTTCAACTTTGAATTTACCAGGAGCGATAAGTTTCATAGTATCTCTATCAGCATTAGGATATTTACTTGCATATGGCTCATAAGTCTTATTACCTATAGAACCATATTCTAGATCAATAAAACCTCTATGGGTACGCCCTGAATCATCTTGCCAATCTTCAAGTAAATTATCTGCCCATGAAGAAACACCACCGCCACCTGCTCCTGAGTCGATTAATACTTTCATAATATTCTCAAAGTCGGCAGCCTTATTACCGTTATATTCAACTAACATACGTTTAAAATCTTTTTGCTGATCAGGAGAACTAATTGGTCTTTTAAATTTATTCTTAGAATCAGACCAACAAACACAATTGACAATTCGCATTTTATACCCAACATTAGCATCTTCATATATTTCGCCAATAGAACAAATAGCATTATCATTTGTACGGGCAGGGTCAATTGCAAAGACAAATTTTTGTCCACCTTGATTTGCTAACACCGGAGGATAAACTTCAGAGTTATGTATAATCGTTGCGCGTTTAACAATTTGTTTATCTGATCCCTCAGATGTAAAGATATTCTTATATTCACGCATACCTTTTTCGGGATTTTCACGCATTTTGGCATCAATAGTATCTTGAGATAGGAGAGGAACAGGATATAATTTTCCATTATATGTAGCATTAACTACAATATCAGAACTAATATCTGCTACAAAATAGTCTTTATCACCCATAATCATTCTCTTGGAATACTCTGAGTATTTTTTAAAGAAATAAGAATCTGTCGTTGAAGCAGATGATGCAAAAATTCGTTGGTTAGGAAAACTTTTCGGCTCAAGACTTACGTCAACTTTACCACCTAATTTAAAACTACTGTTCTGCGTCAAAAAAGGTTCAGTCGCAGTAAATAATTCCTCACTTATGAAACCGGCTTCATCATACAGATTCAAATTACTTCTTTTACCACGAATATTATCAAAGGCTCCGTTTAACGAATGAACAGCACTACCATTATAGAGATAAGTTTTAAAAGATGCTGGACTATGAGTGAATCCATCTGTATTTGCTGCACTTTTAACGGTTTCATTAAAAAATATATCAGTAAGTCCAGTAAAAGATTGTATCTCTTTTTTTGCTATTTTTTCTATTTTTAAAAAAGTGTCTTGTGCCTGACTACCAGTTCCTGACATAATGTATACTTGAAAATTTGGTATAAGAATAGTTTTTGCCATAATAAATGGTGCTGCTAAAGTTGATTTACCAGAGTTACGCCCCATGCACCAAACAACATATGGTCGTGTCCATGACTGTTCAAATGCCCATTTTTGAAAATCTAGCAATTCTATTCCTAAAAACCTACTAACAAAATCAACAGGATTTTTTCTTCCAAATTGGATAATTTCTGCTAACTTTAAATAACCATCAATTTTACGTTGAGACATGTTTGATTTATTCATTTGTCTCAACACCAATCTCAAAATTACTTAATTTTTCTCGCAATACACGATTTTCTTCAATTAACTTTTCATTTTCTTTTTGTATCTTAATATAGGCTTCGTTTTGTAAAGAAAGCATCTCATTATAATCATTTTCATCAAGCTTTAGCTGAGACAAAATAGCTTTATTACTCAATTCAGCAACTTGTTCTATCCCTTTTGCAGTTTCAATATCAAATAAGTTAACTTTTGCTTCGTTGAATTCTTTATTTTGAAGTTCTTTCAAAATTCCAGATAACGTTCCAGCACCCTTACTCTTATTTTTATTATAATTTTCAGAGATGCAATTATCTTGAGCAAGTTTCATCATTGACATCAACAATGTTTTCTTTGCATCAACTAAGGATTTAACGCCACCGCCTTTGGTTGCAATATCTGCAATATTAGACATTGTTTCAGCTAAAGCTCTATTTATTTTATCAACTTGATTAAATCCCTTTGCTAATTCAATATATGATTGGAGCTTAAATCCATCTGATAGAGTATCATCATTTAAAGAATCAACAAGTCTATTATATAAATATCGTTTATCTTCTTCTTGTTCTCCTTCAAAAGGATCATACCCTAAAATACGTAAAACGTCTTTTCTATTTCTTTCATCCAATTGATATGATTCATCATCTTTGTTATCTATGATTTCAACTTTTTGCATTGAGTGTTCTTTTTTAATATTATTATGTATATCACTATTTTTATTTCCCGAATTAGATGGGGCTTCAAATTCACTATCATTCCATGTGAATCCAGTCCCTCTATTCATAGAAAATGCATTCTTATAATAGATACCAAACAGATTCGACATTGAAACATTGTTTTTACTATTTTTAATTTGATTAACG